ACTATTTCGCTGATTTCCCGAAACTAAGTGCCACATACCCTGCATTCACAGGGTTAAGTGTAGAAGGATTTCAAATTTTAAGTGATAATGCGTTCACATTCACCCTACCTGAACCTCAAACGATAGGTAATGTGACCGTTATCGGAGTTAATGAAGCTGGATATGGTAATTTGGTTGTGGATTCGGTTATTCCGACTTTCAATCCATATCTTTCGACGATGCCAGAGTACAATACGTATGTACAACCACAATTTGAATGGGTTGACGGCATTGAAGTCAAAGAACCGTAGTAAATTTGTTGAAATTTGATAAATAGTTAATATAATAGATATAAGGAGACATAATGCCACAAGGAATTTCAGGTATACCATCATCGAGGACAACGACATCATCGGCAGGTAAAAGTTTTATCGGTACCGTTGTCGCTAGATTACCCTTTTCATACCAATTAATCGATAGAATCAACGAACTCAACCCCAAATTCGAAACTTTTAGTGATTTGTCGGTTGATCGTGAGTCGAGAGTTGTTCAACAGTCCGTTTTCAAGCAACCACAAACGGATGATACCGCATTCGGGACTATTTTCTCGAATAAGGGTTATCATGAGTTGATGTACGCCAATGTTGAGATGGATAAGGTTAGACGCCTTCAAGATTACAGAAGAATGTCTACTTATGCGGAGTTAAACGACTGTATTGACGAAATATGTGATGAAGTTATCGTCGAAGATGAGAATGATAAGATCGTCAATCTTGAAATTAAGAATGAAGATTTTAGCACTATCATAAAAGATGAAATTCAAAAAGAATTCGATAAATTCATTGACATTTATGATCTTAGAGAGCGAGGATGGGAGTATTTCAGAAGTTTCGTTGTCGATGGGGAATATTTCTTTGAGAACATTATTTCGGAATCTCATCCTGAATACGGTATCATTGGCGTCACCCCACTCCCAACCGAATTAATCAACCCTGTTTATGATAACGTAAGTAATGATGAAATAAAAGCCTTTTTACTTAGAAAACCTGTCATCAACCCTAAGACCCAGATGATTGAGAAGGACAGTTTCATCGTTTTAAGTAAGAATCAGGTCACATATATCCATTCTGGTCGTTGGAATGAAGATAAGTCGATAAGATTACCTTATATCGAGAACGCTAGACGAGCATATAAGCAACTTTCACTCGTCGAAGACAGTATTATCATTTATAGGCTTGTAAGAGCCCCTGAAAAGCTTGTTTTCAATGTTGACACGGGTAATATGAACCCTCCGAAGGCTGAAGCTTACCTAAAGAGACTCATGCAGCAATATTGGAGTAAAAAGACTTACGATGTATCGTCAAGTCGTGTTACTAACGTATATGAACCTCAGTCATACCTTGATTCTTATTGGTTTGCTAAGAGACAAGGCACAGAGGGAACAAATGTACAACCTCTAACTACTAATGCCACCTTTGGTCAGATTGAAGACCTTCTTTACTTTGTTAAGAAGCTTTATCAGGCTATGAAAGTGCCAGTTTCACGATTAAACCCTGAAGATTCGTATAAAGACGGTACAGATATCACTAGAGAAGAGTTGAAGTTCGCTAAATTCTTAATTCGTATGCAGAATCAGTTTGCATCGGGAATTCAGAGATCGTTCATCACCCATTTAAAGCTTAGAAACCTTTATAGTCAATATAAAATAACAGAACGTGATATTGTATTGAAATTCAATACACCCACCCTCTTCATGATGCTCAAACAGCAACAGGTGTTTGATGTTAAGTATAATAACTTCAATAACATGTCTCAGAATGAAGGTATTGCCAATTCTTTTGCACAAGAGAAGTATCTCGACCTTTCTCCTGACGAAATGGCGAGAAACAGAGAATGGAGAAGAAGAGACGCAGCATTCCAGTGGGAGACAGAGCAGATTCTGGCTAATGGTCCTGCTTGGAAGACGCAAGCCGCAGCGGTTGAGAACGTTGCGTCAGAATTAGCAGGTGGTGGTGGAGCTTTAGGTGGTGACAGCGAAATACCAGAATTTGGCCCTTCACCAGAAGGCGCAGAAGGAGGCGAAGCAGCGGCAGCACCAGCACCAGAAGCAGCGGCAGCACCAGCAGCGGCAGCACCAGCAGCACCAGCGCCACAGGCTCCACCTCAGTAAATGGGACACAAAAACTACACCCAAGGGATTTACGAACCATTAAACAAGAAAAAATATACTGGTTCATATCCTATTGTATATAGATCTTCATTGGAGAAGAAAGTTTTTTATCTGTTAGATAAAAGTCCGAAAGTCTCGAAATGGGGCAGTGAAAGTGTTGTGATACCCTATAAAAGTCCTGCTGACAATAAAGTACATCGTTATTTCGTTGATGTTAACTTCACATTCACAGATTCTAATGGGAAAGCTATTAAATATCTCATTGAGATCAAACCCTTTAGACAAACTTTAAAACCTGAAAAGACACCAAGGAAAAGGGAGAAAACCTTCCTCAAAGAGTCTTACACTTGGGCAATAAACCAAGCAAAATGGCAAGCGGCTGATGCGTGGGCTCGAAAGAATGGGTATATGTTCAAGATTATAACTGAAAAAGATATGATGTTAGGTTAGTATGAGCCATATACACTGTCTAAATCCCCATTTTCGTTATAATTGAAGTTTTCATCAGCGTCTGTTTGACCATCTTGATCATATTTCTTATCAGGACTTTGTGGATTCTCTCCACCGGACAACCTCCCGAAGAATGTTTCGTCTGACACTTGTTCGCGACCACCTTCAAATGGCGCTTCAGGCTCATAAGAATGGTCGTAACGCTTCGCTTTGATGTGCCATGCATAAACACCCTGAAGTCTATTTATATTCAACTGTGGAGCCAAATCTCGACGTTCTGTGATTTCGAAAACGGGGGCTGTTCTCAACCAATCTTGCATTTCAGTTTCATATGCGGACATATAATCTGTAAAAGCATCATTAAACTCATCGGGACTCTTACATTTCTTAATTCCTGAGAGTTCCTGTATAATTTCTTCAGCAGAATAGAAGAAATTCCATCCACCCCCCGGTCTCATCATACCTAATTCATCTAATCTTATTAAATCACCCGATTTCGGTTCGGGGAACGTTTGTGTAGCTGAAAATTGTTCATTAAAGGAGCGGATTGGTATGATAACCGTCAAATCAGCATCATTCATGATTCCAAACTTACTTAAAAGTAAGGAATCTTGGTTCATTTCCGCTAATACAACCATTTCTTGTGGAGTTTGGAATCGGGCCGTTACATCTTCGCTATACAACCAGTCATGAGCGGTTAAACTGTAACCGTGAACGTAATATGACACTTTGGTGCCGTATAAATCAACAGCTTCAACGAGTAAATCCTCTTGAAGCTTAATATCGCTATTGAGATCTTCTACATCGGCAAACCTTGAACTACCGCAATTCTTTTTAAATTTCTTCATGCTTTAAATATTTATATATTTGAGTAATAGTCTCTTATTATTTTGTATTTTAAATATTTCCTTTCAAGGTATAATTCAGTTTCAATGTTCTTATACATAGGACTAAATGTTTTTTCGATGTTACTGCAATTTATATTGAGGTTGTAATTGTTTTTATATTTATTAATTTTTGTATTTAATTTTAAAAAATCATGAATCATCTTAGCGAAAGGTTCAGAACCAGATGTGAAGTTTGCTCTCCCTTCAAATCTTCCGAAAGAATTAAAAAAATGAGTAAAACAACCATCCCCGTCGAAACATCCTCTTATGAAAGCCCATTTATTTTCTTCACATAACCCCGAAAACCATTTTGTCACATCAAGACTTAAAGATTTTTTAGGCGATAATCCTATACTAAGACAATATTCATAAAAGTTGTGATTTGTTAAATGTATGTAATTTGATTTATTAGATCCACTATGTATTCTCCCTCCATATAACGACTGTAACTCTTTTAATAGCTTTAACTCATCTGGATATTTAGATCCAAAACCTAGTACTACGGTTTCACCCCTCTTTTTTCGATTAACATAACCATCGGATGCTATTAACCCTAAAAGATAGTTGAAATTGGGGGTGTCTTTATGGTCCATGATTTTTGCTGTTAATGGATTATTATAGTTTTGTTTACAAACTTGATTGCAGAAATTTTTTCTTTTATATACAGATTTATTTTTAGCTCTATATACCTTCTCATTGCAATATTCACAATTGACTTCTGCCAATTCTCTATTGTTTCTAAAAGCTTTCCCCTCTTTAAAGATTATTTCATATTTTGATTTATCTCTCATGTTACATTATCACCTTATGAAAATATTTACTTATTGTGATAATGTTTTTGTAGGGAAATCTCTATTTTCTTTTATAAAAAAGTAAATAGTTAAAAGGAAAATTTATTATGCCAACCAACGACGACCACAAACTAAGTGATTTATACGAAAGCGTACAACCGATCAAAGAACACCACGATGAATACCCTGAAGAGATTCAAAATATGACCGTTGGCCAACTCTTAATTCAGTTAGAACGTGGTAACCCTGAACTTTACCATAAGGTTGAAGAGTACTTAGACTTCCTTTTAAGCAATTAAGCTTATTTTTTCTTGCAAATAATTTCTATGTGTGATAAATACTTATGAAGGAAACGGGTTTCGTTTTTGAAAGGTGTATGATCATATGAAATGTGAAATATGTGGGAAAAGTTACGAGAGATTAGCTCATTTATCGGGACACGTAAAACGAGTTCACAATATAGATTTTAAAACTTACTATGATAGGTATTTGAAAGTTGAGGGTGAGGGGGAATGTGAAACGTGTGGTGCCCCCACTACATTCTCTAAAGGGAAATACGCATCTTTTTGTTCGAATAAATGTATTAATGCTCATGAGGGTGTGAAGCAGAAGATGTCAGCGAGCATTAAAAAGACTTTATCCGAAAAGACGGATAGCGAATGGGAGGATATAAACAAAAAGAGAGTTGAGACGGTCTTAAAGAGACACGGGGTTGAAAACATCAGTCAGAAAGAAGAGATACGCCAATCGAGAAGTGAAAACACCTTTCTTGCTACTGAAGAAAATAGGGAAATATTAAAATCTTTGGATTGGGAATCTATTCAAGAGAAAAGAACTAAAACAAACCTAAAAAGGTATGGACATATAACACCCGCTAAATCGAAACCTGTAAGAGATAAAATATCGTCAACAAAAAGAAAAGATTTCTTTAAGAAGATGGACCTTTTCGAAAAGGTTGCCACCCCCTTATTCAATATAGAGGAATATGAGGGGGGTAAAAGTAAACCATATCCTTGGAAGTGTAGTGTCTGTGGTGATGTTTTTGAAGCGTATATAGATTCAGGGAAACTCCCTAGATGTTTAAGTTGTTATCCGAAGATAAAATCCAATTTGGAAAGTGATGTCGTAACATTCTTAGAACAACATGGTGTTAAAGTTAAGAAGAATGATAGAACATTAATCAACCCACTGGAAATTGATATATTATTAGAGGATTTTAATATAGGCATCGAGATAAATGGACTTTATTGGCATTCAGAAAGTAGTGGTGGTAAAGATAGCAAATATCACTTGAATAAATTGAAATGTTGTGAAGAAAAGGGTATTAAATTAATTCATATATTCGAGGATGAATTGATAACTCATCGTGATATCGTTTTTAGTAAGTTGCTCAATTTTATTTCGAAGAGTGAAAAGAAGATATATGCGAGGAAATGTGAAGTCAGAGAGATCGACAAAAAACAAAAGAAAAGCTTTTTAGAATGTAACCATTTACAAGGCGACGACAGATCTTCGGTATGTCTTGGTGCTTTTTTTAACGGAGAATTGGTTTCTGTAATGACCTTTTCTAAGGGGAGAGTCTGTTTAAACACTAAAGGTGAAGATAAATGGGAACTTTCAAGGTTTTGTTCGTCCATAAATCATAGTGTTGTCGGTATAGCAAGTAAACTTTTAAAATATTTTGAGAAGCAGTATTCACCGAATAGTTTAACCACTTATGCGGATAGAAGGTGGTCGAGTGGGGGCCTTTATTATAATTTAGGGTTCAATATGTCACATGAATCAAGACCTAGTTATTGGTATTTTAAATATGGGTATTATGAACGACACCACAGATTCAATTTTCGTAAAAATATCTTACATAAGAAGTTAGAGTCGTTTGACGAGCAATTGACCGAGTGGGAAAATATGCAACTTAACGGGTATGATAGAATATGGGACTGCGGCACCTTCGTTTTTAAGAAGCATTACCCGACGAAGAACATAGGCGGCGGCGTTTCCGCAAATCCGTATCCGGTGTAGAGTTCTCTTTCTAGTTCTTCTTTTCTCTTTAGACCATATTGCTGTAGATCACTGTAATTGATAGTCCCCCCACCAATAGGTAATGCCATATTTGTAAATTTACCGTAAATACGACCAAGGGCGACACATGTCAATGCAATAGTATACTCATTCACCCACGGTTCCGCAATTAGATCTCTCACACGCCTCTCAACGTAACATCCCACCACACCTGTGTACCGCTGATTAACGTACGGTTCAGGGAGAATCCTCATTATCTGAGTTTTGTTGTCGAATCTAATGAGAGGAACTTGAGCTAGAACTTTCTTTCTCGTATCTAACCAACCTTTTAGAACCTCCCACGTAACAAGGTCAAAGCCCGTGCTACCAAGCATGTATCCGAAGTAAGTTTGTTGTACCATAGCCTGTTCAAGTGTGAAGAGGGTGTTGATACCGACACCTTCACCTTGCTCGAATCCGAAAACGTCAATAACTTTTCTATGATCCCCTAAATCATAGTCAAAGGATGGGGTGTCTTGGCGACTATCCATATTTTGTTTCATTTCAGGTGTTATGGAGAAAAGATCGTCCATTTTTATACCATAACCCGTTTTGTAAAGGCTTGTGTTAAATACCAAGTACTCTTCAGTGTAGCCTGCGTATTTAGTGTAGTACTCAAGAGCCTGATCAATGAAATCTACAATAGTTTCATCGCAAATGTTAACTTTGATGTTAGGGTAACCTAAGTTGCGCTTAACTCTTTCAATTAACTTCGAATAGGTTTTTATTTTCGAGTTGAGGTGGGTTGCGCCTTCATCTTCCGTCACATCTTCAACCAAATTGTGTATTAGAGTGGTTGTGACATCTATAGCACTTGCTGGTGAGGTTTGATCTCCCATAAATTCGCCTGAGAAGCTATAAAGCGGCATACCATAAAAATCATCGTTAGCGTTTATCGAGACAAAGCTTGAAAGGGTATCCACAGTGGAGACTACTGTTGGGTCGATGAACTTTAAATCGATGAAATTATCATCATCTTGATCGACTTTGTAGATTGGAACTGCGAACTCTTCCCCATTAACTCTCAGGGACACCCCCACATCATATGCAGTAGCAGTATTGTAGAAGGTAGGGTTCTTTAGAATGAATTCGGAACCTTGTAATTCAAAAAGACTTATATCTGGTGTGGAAGAACTGAACTTATAAACTGGAATTGCGATCTGTTTTCCGTGGAGTTCTGCAACCATGTAATGTTCCGTTGAAGTGACGCCCGTAAAAATTGTGCTATTTTCGAATTTTATGATATCAGCCATAATATATAAGTTTTTTAACCTTTTAAATACTTATGTTTTTGAGGATTTTTTTAAATTAAATTTTTTACTATAAATTGTTAATAAAAGTCTTTTTTTGTTTAATGATTCTATAAATACTTTTAGAGGTAGATTATGAGATTTAAAGATTTAAGTGGTATGACTTTTGGTAAATTACTTGTTTTAGAGCGGGTGACCCCCCAAATAGGTCGAACGGTGAAATATAAATGTAAATGTGAATGTGGGGAGGAAGTTGTCGTACAGAGAAGCAATTTACAATCTGGGTGTACGAAATCTTGTGGGAAACATAATTATAAAGATTTGTCTGGTGAAAAGTTTGGGAAGTTGCTATGCCTTGAGAAGGGTGAGGGTAGAAAGCACACCAATGGTGTCAGTGTAACGTGGAAATGTGTATGTGATTGTGGGCATGAGGTTGAGGTTTTAGCGGGACAACTTTCCTCTGGTAGAACCAGATCTTGCGGTTGCCTCAGAAGGGAAAAGACAAAAGAAAGATTCTCCAAAGGGTACGAGGATATAAGCGGAAAATATTGGTCGTCTGTGAAGGGTGGCGCGAGGAAGAGGGGTTTGGAATTTGAAATAACCAAAGAGCAGATATGGGAAATGTTTCTAAATCAAAATAAAAAATGTAAATTATCAGGTGATGATATTATTTTTTCACTTGACAACGAAAAGAAAACCGCTTCCATAGATAGGATTGATAACTCTAAAGGATATACTATCGATAACGTACAAATTTTACATAAAGACATCAATAAGATGAAGAACAATTTACCACAAAAAAGGTTCATAGAAATATGTAAAAACATAGCGAGAAAAAACAATTAATTTTTTACTATGCTATAATAGATGGTTTGCGACTAAAGAAAATTTTATCTATAGAAATCAGTTCGATTTAGGGTAAATTATTTGTACGGAGAAATTACATGACAGAGACAAATTGCGGGTTTACATATGATGAAGCATACGAGAAAAGTTTAGAATATTTTGAGGGTGACGAGTTGGCCGCTAAGGTCTTTTTAGATAAATATGCCCTAAGAGACAACGAAAACAACATTTTAGAAGACACACCAGAAAAGTTACACAGAAGATTAGCAAGAGAATTCGCAAGAATCGAAAAGTCGAAGTTTAAAGACCCTTTAACAGAAGAAGGGATCTTTAATATGTTCGATAGATTCAATTATATAGTCCCACAAGGGAGCCCAATGTACGGGATTGGTAATATTTTCCAGATTATCTCCCTTTCCAATTGCTACGTTCTTGAATCACCGGAAGATTCCTACTCTTCGATTCTTAGAATTGACGAACAACTGGTCAACATTTCCAAACGTCGAGGTGGCGTTGGTATTAACTTGTCCAATTTGAGACCATCCGGCACACCAACCCAGAATGCAGCTAGAACTTCAACTGGAATTACGACATGGATGCAAAGATATAGTAATAGTATTAGAGAAGTTGGTCAATCTGGTCGTCGTGGTGCCCTAATGATGGTGCTTGATGTGAGGCATCCCGATATTGAACAGTTTATCACTATTAAAAATGATGAAACTAAGGTTACGGGGGCTAATGTATCCGTTCTTATTAATAAAGATTTCATGAAAGCCGTTGATAATAACGAAGATTACACTTTGCAGTTCCCTATTGAATCCGATAACCCGATAATTACTAAGACCATTAAGGCTAAGAAGCTTTGGAAGCTTTTAATTGAGTCAGCACACAATAGAGCCGAGCCGGGAATCCTTATGTGGGACAATTTCATGGATCAAGGTCCCGCTAATAGGTATGATATTTATAGATCAGTAGCGACAAACCCATGTGCCGAGATTGATATTTGCCCTCTTGACTCATGTCGTTTAATTGCAATGAATCTGTTCAATTTCGTCGAAAACCCATTCACTGATGAAGCTTATTTCAATTACGAAAAGTTTGCAGAGTATTCAAAAGTGGGTGAAAGATTAATGGATGACTTAGTTGACCTCGAATCCGAAAAGATTAAGGCCATTATAGCTAAAATTGAGTCTGACCCTGAAGATGATGAAATTAAAAGAAACGAAAAAGAACTTTGGGAGAAGATTCTTTGGTTTAACGATAATGGTCGTCGAACAGGTCTTGGGATTACTGCACTAGGAGACACTTTAGCCGCACTAGGTATTAAATATGCGTCAAAGGAAGGTATTGCTGAAACAGAAAAGATCTATCAAACCTTAAAATTAAGTGCATATAGAAGTTCTGTAGAAATGGCGAAAGAGCTAGGCGCATTTACAGGTTATGATGCGAAACTTGAAGAAGAATGTCCCTTCATTCAAAGGATCAGAGAAGAAGATCCTGAATTATATGCAGATATGGTGGAATATGGTCGTAGAAATGTGGCATTATTAACCACTGCCCCTACGGGTTCTGTTAGTATTGAGACACAAACCACTTCAGGTGTAGAACCTTTATATCTGTTTGGTTTTAAGAGACGTAAAAAGGTTAATCCGAACGATGACAACGTTAGAGTTGATTTTGTTGACCAGAATGGCGATTCATGGCAAGAGTTTATGGTGTATCACCCCAAGGTTAAAATGTGGATGGATATAACTGGTGAAACTGATGTAGAGAAATCACCTTGGTTTGGTTGTACAGCCAATGATATAAATTGGATTAAAAGAGTTGAAACACAAGCTGCTGCACAAAAGCACGTTTGTCATTCTATTTCATCTACAATCAATCTTCCAAGTGATGTTTCAGTTAGGGAAGTTGGTAAGATTTATAGAAAAGCTTTTGAATCAGGCTGCAAAGGGATCACCATCTACAGGGACGGTTGCAGAACTGGTGTCTTAGTAGCTGAAGATTCGAAGAAAGAAGATAAACCCGAATCGGTTCAGAAAACCTCTGCACCTAAGAGACCGAAAATACTCCCTTGTGACGTATTTCACTTGACGAAAGATGGAGATCGTTACTATGTGTGTGTTGGTCTCATGGACAATTGCCCATATGAAGTGTTTTGTTCGATTAATGATGATGGTGAAGGTGACGTCATTATTCCGAAATCAATTAAACACGGAGAACTCCACAAAGAAGCGAGAAGTAAGTATGTTCTTAAGCATGTCGAGAAAGAATATAGCTGCGTTTTAAATAATGGCCATTCAGACGATACTGTTGAGGCGTTAACAAGATTAATTTCCACAGCTTTACGACATGGTAGTGATATTTCTTTTGTTGTTCATCAATTGGAGAAAACTAAGGGTGATCTTACATCTCTTAGTAAGGTATTAGCTAGAACTTTGAAGAAATACATACAAGACGGTGTTAAAGTCCACGGTGCAGAGTGTACTGCGTGTGGTTCGCACAATTTAGTGAGACAAGAAGGTTGTATTACATGCCTTGATTGCGGAAACTCTAAATGCGGCTAATATAACTACATAATATAGATTATGGGAGACTCAGACCTTACATGGTTTGAGTCTTTTTTTATAAAAAAACACATATTTACGTTTGTTTCCAATAAATATTTAAAAGTAAAATTTATGGAGAATATATTATGAACGAACCGCTGAAATTAATAATGGAAAAACCCGATTACTCGAACGAGTTAGACGTTTTAGTTGAGGAAGAGAATTCCAAGAAAGAAAGAAACGTTTACATATCAGGTATTTACATGATGGCCGAAGGTGTGAATAAGAACGGACGTAAATATAAGCTTGACGAAATGATCACCGAAGCCAACCGTTACACAAAAGAATTCATTGAAACTGGTCGTTCATTAGGCGAATTAAACCACCCACCCTCTTCTGCTGAAGTCGATTTAAAGAATGCATGTCACATGATTCTTTCACTTGAACAAAAAGGCAATTATTTTTATGGTAAATCAAAGATCCTTTCCACACCTAGTGGAGTTATCGCCAAGTCTCTTTTAAATGACGGCGTTAAGTTAGGTATTTCTTCAAGAGCATTAGGAAAGTTAGTTCCTGATGGTGATGTTAATGTTGTCGAAGGGTTTAGACTCATTACTCATGACTTAGTACATGAGCCAAGTGTCTCTTCAGCGATGTTAGAGTCTGTTTTAGAGAATAAACAGTATATCATTGAAGAAGGCGGTAAAATTGTCGAGGTTGCTTGTGATGGTTTAGAGTGTTCCATCAAGAATCTCCCTAAAAAGGACGTTCAAGAGCACATTATGGAATCATTCACTCAATTTATTAACTCTTTAAGAGTGTAAAATGAGCAAGGGCAAGAAGAACCGCTTTGAAGATGTGTTCGTCTCTTTAGTTTTAGAGGCAATCGATCTTGAAAAGACGGGTCCTAAGAAGATTTCCATTCAAGATGCGGAAACGGGTGATGTTGCTGATGTCGATATCTCCAATTTCATCTTTCAAAACACAAATGGCGGCACTGAACCAGTAACATTAGTTGGTGTTAGAGCCAGAGATTCCAAATCCGATCCCTCTAAAAAAGCTGGTGACGAAATGAAGATAAACGGTAGACTCAAATACCGTTATAGTCCCACAGGTGGCCCTTCCCCTATTGGTGACGCCCAACAGAGGTATAAGAATTACGATATTATAACTCTTATGGTTAATTCTGTTGACGGAAAAGCGTACCCAAGAGGGCAGATAAGAAATATTAAGGCGAATACGATTAATAAAATTTCAATGGGAGGAAAAGTTTATAACATTTTGACATAAAATAATCATTTTTTGTCTTAAAAACTATAAATAATTAAAATGAGGAATTTTTTATGAAAGAACAAGAACTTATACATGAGTTTATTCACAATGTCTACACTGATAATTTTGCAGACGCAGAGAAATCTCTTCGATTAGTCGTAGAAGAAAAGATAAAGAATAAGATGAAAGAAGAGATGGAAAATCTTGAACAAGGGAGAAATCAATAATGAAAGATATGGAGAAAATTTTAGAATCTATTAGTAGCGACCTTTTAACAGATGATATTAAGTCTGCAATTACAGAGTCCTTCCAGATTGCGGTAACAGAAGCCGTCGAAAAACAAGTGAATGAGCGTGTAGAGTTAGCTTGTAAGAATTTAGCCGAAAAGATCGACGCCGATCACACTGAAAAGGTAGAAAAGCTAGTTGAAGCCATCGACGAAACACATACTAAGATGTTTAAAGAGTCAATTGCAAAGGTAGACGCTTCACATACTAAGAAGTTACAGAATGTCGTCGAGAAGTTTAGAAAAGAACTTAACGAGAACGCTACTGAGTTCAAAGATGGCCTTGTTCAGAAGGTTTCCAAGTTCTTAGACCTTAAGATTGAAGAAATGGTTCCTCAAGATCAGCTTCATGAAGCTGTTGAGAACATTCAGTCACGTAAACTCGTCAATGAAATTAAGAAGCTTCTTTCCTACGATCCAGAATCTATCAATGATGATGTCAAAGTAGCTCTTAAAGAAGGTTACGATGCAATCGAGAATTTAAAGAAGGAACTTAATGAGAAGTCGAAAGAAAATCTTTCCCTGTTAGAGGAAACTAACAAGATCAAGGGTCAGATTATCCTTGAAAGTAAGATTAAAGATCTTCCAGAACCTAAGAGAAAATTTATCCAGAAGTTTATGACAGGAAAAACGCCGGATTATATCGAAGGTAATATTGATTATGTACTTGAAATGTATGAACAGAATGAGAAAGAGTCGAAGCAAGTATTAGTCGAAAACGCTAAGAAAAAGACTGTTTCCAAGGGCGTTGAAGTTCCCCCCTCTCAAATTAAAGATGAAGTGATTAACGAGTCATCAACGGGTGATGATGTCGCAGATTACTTAAAGGAAATGCATGAAATGGATAACGCTTTTAAATAAAATTGTTAAAAATTGAATTGCAATTCACTAAATAGTTAAAATAGAAGATGTTGAGCACTTAGTTGCTTTTAAAATAGAAAGAAAGAGAAATTATTATGAGTAATGGATACATAAACCAGAATGAAGCGAAGACTCTCATTGAAAAATGGAAGCCGATGCTAGATTATTCCTCAGATCGTGTTAAGCCGATTGAAGACGACCACACTCGTTTATCAACAGCTATGGTACTTGAAAACCAGCAAAAGTATCTCACAGAAGATAACACCGCTGGCTCCGGTGGCGCATTTGGCACTACACAGGGTACCTTTGGTGGCGGTTTCAGTGGTGATAACTACGCTGCTGGCGATGCCCGTCTGCCTAAAGTATTAATTCCGATGATTCGTCGTACATTCCCTGAACTGATTACGAACGAGATCGTTGGTGTGCAACCTATGAGCGGCCCTGTTGGTCTCGCTTTCGCCCTTCGTTATAAGCAAGGTGCTACTGCCCTCGGTAACGACACAGCTAACACTGGTTCCGATTCGTGGAACACCAATGTAAGCCCTGAGTCCACATGGCCTGCTACCACAGGTACAACTCCGAATCAGAGTACTAACGCCGAAGTCGGTTGGAACTATCTCAATAACGCCTTCACAGGTCAGAGATCCACTCAGTTTACCGATATTTCGAGTACTATTAGCGATTTTGGTCTTCACCCTGATGACCTTGGTGTCGCTAAAGCCCTCGCAGACTTCGAACTCACAAGCCAGATTCCTACAATGGAAATCAGCTTTGAGAAAACTGCCGTTGAAGCTGGTACACGTAGACTAGCTGCTAAGTGGTCAGTCGAACTCGAACAGGACGTTAAGAATATGAACGGTATCGATCTGGATTCCGAACTCACCAATACAATGAGTTATGAGATTCAGGCTGAAATCGACCGTGAAATGATCATGCGTATGCTTCGTACTTGCATCAATGCAGGTTCAGGTCGTGGTTACTCCTACTGGTATGCAGCTTCGGCTGATGCTCGTTGGTTAGGTGAACGTGGTCGTGATTTCTACGCTAGAGTTATCGTAGAAGCCAACCGTATCGCAATCCGCAACCGTCGTGGTCCTGCGAACTTCATCATCGCCACTCCTAGAGTATGTGCAATGCTTGAAATGCTTCCTGAGTTCAAGTGGATGCCTGTAAACGGCAACGTCAACACCCAACCTACTGGCATCGCCAAGGTCGGTTCAGTTGGTGGTCGTTTCAACATCTTCCGTGACACTCGCACAGAAGCGCAGTGGAATGCAATCACACCGAATGCATATCGCTCAAGTGCTCTTGAGTACGCTCTTCTAGGGTATAAAGGTCCAGAATTCTACGATACAGGTATCGTTTACTGCCCTTACATCCCTGTTATGATCCAGCGTACAATTGGTCCGAATGACTTCGCTCCAAGAGTCGGTCTCATGACCCGTTATGGTGTCGTAGACAACCTCTTCGGTGCCGATCTCTACTATCACTTAATCATAGTGAAGAACCTCGGTGAGACCTTCTCCCCCGGTGTCGGAACCATCTATCTCTAAGATAGAGAATACTTCAAAAGAAAGGGATTTTCGAATCCCTTTCTTTTTACCTAAAAGGACTTTAAAAAAAATAATGATGTGGAATCTGAGAGGGACTTTAGAAAAATATATTGATAATGAGTGATGGGAGGTAAATAGTATTATGGGAGAAGAGAAAAAATGTAGTAAGTGTGGGGCGGTGAAACCCACAACAGAGTTCCATAAATGTAAATCTAATAAAGACGGACACCAAAAGGTTTGCAAAACTTGTAGGGTAGAATATGCAACTAAAAAACGGTTGTTCATAAACGAAAAATCGAAACAGCATTATCTTAAAAATAGAGACTCTAAATTATCATACGCTAAGGAATATAGAGATACTCATAGAGAGGATATAAACTTCAAAAAACGGGAATATAGAGAAAAGAATTTAGAAAAAATTAAAAAAGCGGAAAAACAATATAGGGAAAATAATAAAGAAAAGTTGAAAAAGAGGAAGAGGATTTATAGGGAGGAAAATTCAGAAAAGGTGAATCAATATTTCAGGGAAAAATATGAAAGAGACGTAAATTATAAAATAGCACACATTTCAAGGAATAGGATGAATAAAGTTTTAAAGGGTAATTTAAAATGTTCAAAAACTGTTTCCCTATTAGGATGCACCATAGACGATTTAAGGGCTCACCTAGAAGAGCAATTCAAAGAAGGCATGACATGGGACAATTACGGTAGGTATGGCTGGCACATCGACCACATAATCCCGTGCGATGCATTTGATTTGAGTGACCCAGAGCAACAGAAAAAATGCTTCCACTACACAAATTTACAACCATTATGGGCAAAAGAAAACTTGTCAAAGAGCAATAAATTGGTATAATACAGGTTTACAGGAGTTAAAGAATGCCATACGCTGATCCAGAGAAGAAGAAACAGAAAGATAAGGAATATCGCGAAGCCAATCGTGAGTATTACAGAAAAAAGGCTTTAGAACACTACGAGAAGAACAAAGCCGAGAAACTGGAATACGGAAAAGAATATTACGAGAAGAACAAAGAGGCTAGGTTGGAGTATGCTAAAAAGAGGAACGAATTTAAGAAGAAAAAAGTGAAAGAGTACAATTACAAAGAGAGTGAAGCGAGGAAGAAGGAAAGTATGAAGAATTTTCCTCGTAACGCTGAGAGCATACGTTTCAAAGATCATTTAGATTACAGTTATTCACAGGAGTTATGTCGTAAGGAGTATGAGAAGATTGGTAGGACATCTGGGACTTATCACACTAAAGATATGACAATGAACAAGATTATTTTGACGTATCAGCCTCATTTTTACAAGGTTGAGAAGGAACGTTGGTTGAATGATGTTGATGGTATACGTGATTTTCTATTGAAGAATAGGTTAAAGTACATTTACAAGGATGAGTACCAGATAAATGACAAGGAAGTTTTACGTGGTTTTAAGATTTCTGGTAAATATATAGGATTTACACACTTTAACCCCTTATGGATAAAGGGGTTTATAGAGAAACATGGTATTAATAGTCTATATGATCCATGTGCGGGGTGGGGTCATAGGTTACTAGGTGCGTGTAGTACTGGTATTGATTACATTTGCAACGATTTCGACGAGGAAACCACACAAGGTCTGCTAGATATAATCGAAGACTTCAATATCGATAACGCTACGGTGTATAATGAAGACTGTAAGAGTTTCATACCAGAAGAAGATTACGAAGCGGTTTTTACTTGCCCACCGTATTATAATGTTGAAAGGTATAATGGAAAGACCTTTAAAGATATAGAGGATTTTGACAATTTTCTATATTTGATGGTGAAGAACTCTCTGAAACCATCAGTTAAGATTGTTGGAATAGTTATGAACGTGACTTATATGGACAATGTTGAAAAAGCTTGTAAAGACAACGGTTTAACTTTGGAATATATGGTGGAATTTGGATCGAAAAAGAACCATTTTCAAAGGGACGAAAGGAATATCGTTAAAAACGAGATATTAATGGTATTTAAGAGGTGATATGCGCGAATGTTGTTCATGGGACGATGAAATTTGTCGAGAATGGGCGAGGTTTGAGTGTAAGAAGTTATGGTTATTCGGACCCAACCCTAAAGAGGACGAGGTAATTCCACAGATGGAAGAGTTTTGGGAGGAAAATAAAGAACATTTACAGAAGGTAGGTAAATATTCATATAAAGGAAATTATAAATGAAAAGAACAATTATATTAGTGGTGATGGCGGTGATGGTGGGTTTATCCACTACAGGGTGTTTTCGAACAATTAAGAAGGTTATTGGTATTGATGAAGGTTCAAAACCTGAAGGTGTTGAATGGGTAATGCCAGATTACGCATTTAACAAGTTTAAGGAATATATGGCCGTTACTATGAGAAATGATGGTGACCCACGTTGGGAAGCTATCTTATCAATGCCAAAGCCGAAATTTGTGTTAATGAAACCTACACAGATTCATAATGGTCGTCCATTTTTTTACATCAAAGATGTAGGTTCTGTGTCGGGGTATTATAACCATAAAATAGACACTGCGTATATTGCAGCGGATGAAGTAGACCCCTCAAAGATACATCCTTGGATTGATGGGGATTGGATTTTAATTTTCCATGAACTTCAACATGCTGTATTAGATTTAGCGTGGGGACAGAAGTACGAGGGACATCCTATGCATCCCATATTCAAGTTTCGAGTGAGTAAAGGTAAATTAGGCTTATAGGGCGATGCATATTGGTTTAACATTTCCCACAAAAGGGAGAGTTGAAAAGGTAGAGAGGCTGATTGCTTCTCTACGAGGGTTCGATCCCGATAAGCATAAGGTCACCCTTTACTTAGGATTGAGTGAGGACGATCCTCAATATGACTTATATTTAGATCTTGAAACACGTTATAAGGGCGATATTTCAGTTAAATGCGTGACTCTTTCAAAATGGGAAGGGCTTGGTGAGGCGTTTAATGAGATAATAGAGAAATCGGGCGATGAGATAGAGACATATTCTATGTTTGGAGACGACATGGTGTTTAAATCAAGTCCCCAAATAGTCTTCGATGAGATAGAACACTTCTTCAATTCAGAGTGCGATGCGTCCAAATTAGGGGTCATAAGTTTCAATGATGGGTTTCACAACAAGAATCGACCAGACCCTATAGCAATTAATGGGTTTGTACATAGTAATTGGGTGGATTGCTTAGGAATGTTTATACCTTCGTCGTTTTATGCAGATTATAGTGATAATTGGCTTGCGGATATAGGTAAAATGATAGGAAGATGGAAATATTGTCCAGATATAACCATCGAACATCTCCATTTTGTTTATAATAAATCGGAGATGGATGATAGGTGTCTCGAAAAGCTTAAATTTGATCAAAGTAGGAGTCAGAGGTCTTCGGTTATTTATGATCGGGAAAGGTTAAAGTACAAAGATATTCTAAATATAATGACTAGGTATGGTGTGACTGTAAAATGAAAGCCAAGAGGGGAAGAAGATTGAAAAAGTCTAATTCCCCTCATATTGGTAATTGGCTTTTATGGTATACGAGGAAAAAGACCTGTAGAAAGTGGAAAAGGGGGTAAAGTGGTACGCCCAAGGGGAATCGAACCCCTGCCCTCAGAGCGAAAATCTGATGTTCTACCACTAAACTATGGGCGCAATGGTGGGGGTGGATGGAGTCGAACCATCGACCTTCGGTTTATCAGACCGACACTCTAACCGACTGAGCTACACCCCCGTAAGGAGAGCGAGATTCGAACTCGCGACCTCATGAACCCAAATCATGCGTTCTTCCCGACTGAACTATCCCCTTATTAAATTGTCTTACAACTGTATCAGGTTGTTTTCGTAATTACAACTCCTTTCGATTGTTTTTTATACGAAAAAACCCTCCCGATCATTTCTGATGGGAGGGTTTCGAAAATCTGAACTACTTTTTTAACAAGCAGAACGGTATCGTAACCATCCCATCAGAATGGGTGGTTCCTCTCGTTCAATGCTGTTAATGGTGTAATTCATGTTTATACGCTTGTTAATGTAAATGTGTCTGTAGCAACTATTGTACCAGTATAACCACTTGTTCTCAATTGTAAAGTAAAATCTACATCTGTAGAAACGGCAGTTGCTAATGAGGTTAATTCAAGTGTGGTGGTTTGGAGTCCTACATTTTCTACTAGAGAAACCGTACCACTTAAACTTGCTATTTCAAAGTCTGTACCATCAATAGCACCATCTGCACCGCTTAATGTGAAGTATAGATCTGCTGCTGGTGAAATGTTTGTAGCGGAAATGTCGAATGAAATATTATCACCTTCTTCGTAGGTGTCAGCGCCAACTAATACTGCGTAAGTTGGGGAGAACACTCCCTCATCGCTAATCCAATTTTCTTCGAAACGATTGTCACGAATTGCTCTTGGTGAAACGTTATATCCTTTTGAGCGGACGCTTTGATAAATTCTTAGTTCATCTGCTGTTAAATCATTTTGTGTGATATCTGATGCTCCCATAATAAAATTCCTTTTAAATATTTATCCATTTCAATTGCAAAATTATTCTTCTATGTCAATTATTTTATCGTTGTTTACAGCTTTGTCGAGTAATTTATCCATCATTTCCTCTCTAGAAGCTATTAATATATTCGTTTGGTTCTTCACTTTCCCCTCACTTAGCTGTTTTTTCGCTTCAATATCCATTTTCTTAATATCTCTTGCATTTTGCAACTTTTTGTTGTCCATAGCCACTTTATTTAAGATTTCAATTGAAGAAGTGGTAGCTTTTATCAATTCTGCTAAAGAAGTCAGTTCTTTATGATCCATAACGTTAGTCACGGATTGTTTTATCTTATTTAGAGTGTATAAACTGCTATCGATGAGGTCAGTGGCGCTATCGAAGACATATTGCTGTATATTATCTTCGGTAACCTTCTCTTTTGGAGATTCATTAGTGGTTTCTTCGGTTTCTTCGTCGTCTTCGATTTCAACCGACTCAAGTTCTTCTATACAAGTCCCAATTTTAGAGACTTCATCAAGTAACTCCTTAAAATTTTCCTCGTTTTCTGGTTTTTGCTCGTTTTCCATATAAATATTTACCCAAAATGTTGAAATTCCAGTTATTTTTTGGTAAAATCATAGCAAGGAGTAAGACATGGAAAAGAGGACAGTTAAATTTGTGGAGTTAAAATATGAGGAACTAGGTTTAGATGATGAAGTTGTAGACCAGTTATATGAAATGGGTTTAGGTCTTATAAAGGACGATAAACCACATGTAGTTGAGTACGCTTTAAATCAGATGTTTACCGAATTTGTCAGTGATGAAGAGCCTTCGAGGGAAAAAATAGTTGACATCATCAAAGATAATGTTAAAATTTACGTTGAGTAGGAGATTATAGGAAAGGAGAAAATTATGAACGAGATAGTAATTAATGTAGATGGACAGTCATTTTCTGTTAATAAGCAGGCCCTATTAGCCTTTTTACAGCAGAATGCGAAGACTTTCACAGGTAGTAATGTGAATGTCAATGAAATCACAAAGGTCGATGACAAAGGTCGATCAGTTCTGAACGGATAGATTATGTTATTAAGTTGTATAGCATGTGGTGGAGTGATAGAGTTATCGTTACTCGCTTGGTTAACTGGTACAGGTTGTTTAGCTGGTGTCGGTTGTTGGGTGAAGAAACTATTTAATAGACATAAAGCTAAATGTGATTGTGCGTGTCATTCTGAAAAGAAAGGATAAAAATGTTTATAAATAAGACGAAATGTAAGAAATATCTTCTTGAGAAGTCACAAGAGTTTCGTAATGGCTATTTCACAAGAGTGGGCGCAGATGTCTATGAGGAATTGGACCTTTACATGAGGAACAAGATGGATGAGATCGTAAGAAGACATCCGGCTTGTGGTAAGACTATTAAGTTGAGAACTTCTACAAGGTCGAAGTAAATGCCGTATAGATGTAGTAAATGTGGCGGTGCATTATTAGGTGACGGTTACACTCAGGTTCTTCACTGTGAATTTGCAGATGAAGAAGAATACTTATACGTTGAACCTGATGCTGCCCCCGTACTTTGTAAATTCGAAGAGGAAGAAGAAAAGGAAGAGAAATGACCCCTATATACGTCGCTTTTTATTTGATATTTGCTTTATTGTGGGCGGGTTTCGCTCTTTTGACGTTTCTTGAGGATGAGCCACACTTATATCCTTTAGAATATTCCATATGGGGGCTTTTACACTTCCTTTTTGCGCCATTTTTCATTTTTGTAGTATTCATTTTCTGCATAACAGACAGATACTTGTGGAAAATCGCCATTCGCAACGTTAAACGCCTTTTAAGAGGGGAATTGTAAGGTGGATTGGAAAGACATTTGGGTTGAGAAGTATAGACCGAAAACGTTAGACGATATCATTTTACCTAATGGTTTAAGGGATTTTCTAACTGGGATAAAAGAAGATTCGAAGGAAACTGGTGGTCTTCCGAATTTAATGTTTTCAGGACCCGCAGGGTGTGGCAAGTCTTCATTAGCCCATATCATTGCCAAGGATGTGTTGGATTGCCAGTATCTTTATATCAACGGTTCCGAAGAGACCTCAATTGAGGTTGTTAGGACTAAGATAATCGGTTTTGCACAGACCAAAAGTATTGATGGGAAGATTAAGCTAATCATATTGGATGAAGCAGAAGGTCTTTCAGGGTCAACCACAGCAGGGAGAAGTTCAGCACAACAGGCATTGAGAAATGTGATTGAAGAGTATTCTGATAATACACGCTTCATTTTCACAACAAATTACCCTGATAAGATAATTGAACCCATTCACTCAAGGGTGTTGGAGTATAAGTTCAATATAACCGCAAAAGAGTGCTTAAAGCAGGGTCTAAAGGTCTTAAAAGCCGAAGGTGTCAAAGTACCCAAGGATCAAGTTGAACCCCTTCAGAAGCTTGTGAATAGGTTAGCGCCGGATCTTCGTAACATCCTCATTCAGTTGCAGAAATCATCTGTTGATGGTGTTTTGAACATTGAGGAAGATGGCAGTGCAGACTCCAAAAAGCTTTGCAACGTGATCTTGAATGCAGTTGTTAAGGGTGGGGATCTGTTAAAGCTTCGTGAAAACCTAATAAAGATGGAAGACACCCATAATATTGATTATCATGACCTTCTTAAGGGGTTATATAACTGTATTCTAACTGATTTTGATGGGTTGAATACAAAGCAGAAGATACAAATGAGTTTAATAGTGTCGGACTCTATTGTTGATCATTTTGTTGTTTCTGATAAAGAAATCAACTTTTCAGCGTGTGTTTTTAAGATGAGTCAGGCTGTTACTTAACTATCGACTCATATACGGATTCGAGGGATTCTTTAACCTTTGTCTGGTCACGACCATCTTTAGTCTTACCGGAAGGCATTTTACCTTTGGAATCGTAATTACGCTGATCACCTTGAGTTTGCTGGACATTCAAGTCATTTGAGTTGTCTTTTAACTCTTCCGGTTTAATGGTGGAGTTATCTTTTCTCTTGACTTCATCAGGCCATTCAGGGAGGTTTTGATTTTCAGGATTAGCGATATCCAATACTTCTAGAGGGAGAGTCATAGGGTCTTTCCATAGGCCGGGAGCATATTCAATGCAAACGTCCACCCAAAAGGAGGTAGCTGCTTGATTGGCACCACCAACTAGATCGTTGGCAGATTCTGGTCTTTCGGATTTCACTGCTGATACTCTTAATGGAAGATTAGTATCGACTACTTGCTTCAGCATTTCTTTAAAGTTGGAAGGACGATCCTTTAGTTTAGGGTTGTTTAAAGCGTCTTTTCTTACGACTACAAAATCACCTGTTACTAAGCCCCCTTGCTGATAGCGACTAATAACTTCTTCCGTTAAAATATCAAATTTGGTTTCGTTCATATTAAATCCTCTTTATCCTTAAATATTTATTCTTTTAAAGTGAAAAAATAGCCTTTCGAATAAATATTTTAAGATATGGGATCGATAGTATTAACAGAATTTTCTAAGAAAACGAATAGATTAAGCTCTAAACCTTATACATACGTTGATATGAGTTTGGATCTTAAGCCTAATTTTATTAACAATGAGAAAATAGGTTCTAGTGATACTTATAGGGATGTTGAGGTGTCATACGACGAATTTGCGATTGTGAACTCTTTGGTGAACATTTTTAACACTATACCGGGGCAGAGATTTTTAATTCCGAATTTTGGTGCTAATTTGCTTGGCTATTTATTCCAACCTATCACAGATAGCAGAGGGCTACAGATAGGGCGAGAGATCGAGAGAGCTATTGAGTTATGGGAACCGAGAGTAACTATTGAAAAGATTTTAGTCACAGGGTTTCCCGATGAACAAGAGTATAAAGTGGAGATTTCCATCATAATCGATGAATTGAAGATTAAGACCTCAGTGACAGGGGTTTTAAGTAGAGAAGGGTTTAGAGAAACTGTTGCGTAACGGAGATTGTAATGAGTGATAATTTTAACATTCCAAAAGATCAGTATGTGTCCTTTGATGCATATAGTTTAAAAGAGCATATAAAGAACAGGCTCAATGAAGATGGCGTCTTCACTGATCAGAACTACGAAGGCAGTAATATTTCGAGCATTATCGACATTATTGCATACACTTTCAACACTTTAATGTTCTATCTTAACAAGACCAGTACAGAATCTATGTTCACAGATGCCCAAATCTATGAAAATATGAATCGTATTGTGAAAAGTCTTGATTATAAGCCAATCGGTAATCAAACGTCAACACTTTCTTTCAATGCTATAGCTTCACAATCTCTTGGTACAGGACTTTACTTGATCCCACGCTATTCCTTCATGAATGTCAACGGGAACTACTTCTCAACAAATCAGGATATAGTCGTTTCGAAGACTGAGACCGGAGATGAGGATTTAGTTGACTTCGCAAATCAAAATCTCCTTTTCCAAGGGCGTTATTACGAATATCCGCTATTCACCGCAGAAGGTAATGAGAATGAGCTTCTATTCATCGCATTGGGCGATGAGATCGTTATAGACCATGCCAATATCGATGTTTATGTGAAGTCTTCAGATGGCATTTGGGAACAATGGGAGAGAACCACTTCACTTTATCTTGAAAATGCTTCTGCTAAGAAGTATGAAGTCCGTTATAACGAGAATAAGAACTACGAGATCAAGTTCGGCAACGACATCAACGGCAAAAAGCTTTCAGAGAACGATCAGGTTGCCGTGTACTTCCTCCAATCGAACGGTTCGGATGGTGAGATAGGGGCATCTGCTATTAACGGTAAATCGCTAAATCTGTACACTACAACACAGTTCAATGGAACTGGTGGAATCATTAGTGATGTTGTATATGATTATACTAATTCAGTTATCAGTTCAACCAACCTTTCATATATTGTCTTTTCGAATACCGAGAACTCAACATACTTCAACGATGAAGAGACTGCCGATGAGATTCGTCAGAATGCACCGGGAATATTCCGTTCACAATATAGAATCGTAACATCTGACGATTATGAAAACTACATCAAAACAAACTTCTCACAAATAGTTCATGATGTTAAAACCGTGAACAATTGGGAATACACTTCAGAGTATTTGAAATATTTATATGATCTTGGTTTAACCAATCCTAATAAAGATTCAAGGGTTCTGTATAATCAGGTTTACTTTGGTGATTCTTGTAATTTCAATAATGTGTACTCATTTGTGGTTCCTAAGACGATTCAAGACACATTTACGTATTTCAATTTCTTAAAGCCAGCGCAGAAAGAGTTCATGCTTTACAATATGAGAAATCAGAAGATTCTTTCCAGTGAGTTGGTTTTAATGGACCCTGTATATACGGCAGTTGGGCTATTTGTTCCGAGAGAGGGGACGACTGTTGATGCATCTACAATTAGTAACAACAGATTGAGAATTGTTAAGAGTGATGATTCAAGAAGAAATGATTCCTCTATTGCTTCAGATGTAGCTAACGTATTTCAAACTTATTTTTCAAGTCAGAACATAAAGTTAGGGCAGACCATTGATGTTAATGAGTTAACAAAAGATATACTTGACATTGATGGTGTTAAGACATTTTATACGGTCAGAACGGATGATTCTACCGTTTCATATGAAGGTTTATCATTAGCAGTTTGGAATCCGATTTATACAAATGATATTTCATTAGTAACTAAGAATATAACGTTACCGTTTTTCAAGATTCCATTCCTGAATGAATATAATGACTTCTCGAATTTTATTGACGTTGAAGCGAATCAGAGAATTTACGAATCTATAGAATATTAATGAAATGTATACATATAATTTACAATTTTCCTCGACACCACCTGACTCATTTGCAGGGTTTTACAATAAAACTCCGTTCTTTGCGGGGTTAACGACTAATAACCCTAATTACGATGAGTTAAGGATCAATTTCTTCGCACAGGATTCTGAATCGGCACCTTATCAAGTTCCTCAGAATAAGTGGTCACATTTAGTTCCTCAATGGAGGTTTTTAAATTATAAGGGTGAAGTTATAGAATACGACACACCTGATCTTGTAAGTTTCACCACCAACAAGCCTGCTGACCCTGAAGTGGGGACTATTATCATCGCTTTCGGTAGACCCCAAAGCCTTTTCATTTGGACTGTTGAAAATGCTGTTAATGGTTTCTATTATGATCTAAGCGTTTCTGATTCATTACAATTCACTGAATCATATTATGTTACAACTGTTTTAGCTTCAGCGGATGGCGTCATACCGTTTTTCAATTCTAATGTAGAGCAGCAGAATCTTCTTGAGGATATGGGCCTTGATCCTTTCATGCCATTTGCTAGTTCGGGTATTAGTGATCTTTCAAAGCCGTTTAATGAATTGTATGTTCTTCAAGCGTCAGCATACTATATAGACGATCTTCCGGCTGATGTCGATATCATATTCACCTTAGAGACGAGTGGACTAGCGTTGTCGTCCGATAATGCTAATGTAGATTTAGCAAGTTATAGTAATAGTTTAATTTTCGATGAGGTCGAGTACACAGTTAAAACGGCTGAATCGGGTCTCGTTAAAGTGACACAAGACGGTAAAAACGATATTGATAAATTCAAATGGGCAAATACTCTAATTCCTTTTGTAGCATCTGTCCAAGCGGATGAGGACCATAATTATAATAGTAAAAAAGACGCGAATATATACGGATTATCAGCGTTTCCCATTAAATTCGATCAACTTAGCGGTACGTTCAATTTCACGGTATCGGGAATAGATGATGGCGACATTACTTGGGATCAAGCTTCTTCGGTTGAATTATCTGCTGTTGATGAATATGGCTTTCCGTATGGTGGTTTTTATAAAGGGTATTTCTCAACAACTGTATCGTCAGTCCCCACAAGAATGGATGCGTTTTTCTCGGTTGGTTCTGTTAGTGGGAATAGCGTCGATTTCAATATTAAAAATCTTGAG